AAGCAGAAAAGATCTCGGTTGCTGGTAGTATTTTTAATGGTGTTGAAGATACTTTAGAGTATGAATCCGAAGAAGATATTGACGAAGAGTAATATGTTAATATTTTTTTAATCTAAAAGATTTAATAAGTATAAATAACCTTTATGAAAACATTTAAAGAACTAAGAGAAAAATTTGTTGATATCCGTAAAAAGGTCAAGGGCGTATCGGTCGTGATCAAATCGGGTAAGAAAGGTCTGGAACTACATATCGATGGCGATCTTGTAGCAGACGACTTCAAGTCCAAGAAGGACGCTGAAGATACAGCAAAAGAAGTACTCAAGAGTTTAGGAAAATAACAATGAAACTGATTAGCGAATACGTAGAAAACGATCTCGAATGCATTGTTGAAGCCAAAGAGAATGGCGAGAAAACCTATGTTATTGAAGGTGTATTCGCGCAAGCAGATCAAAAGAATAGAAATGGACGTATTTACCCGAAACAGATCATGGAATCTGCGGTGAATAAATACGTACAGGAACAAGTTAGCAAGAAGCGCTCGGTTGGTGAATTAAATCACCCTGAAGGTCCGACTGTTAACTTGGACAAAGTTTCACACCTTATTACTGAACTTAAATTAGTTGGTAATGATGTGATTGGAAAGGCACAAATATTAGATACACCAATGGGCAAGATAGTCAAAGGACTTCTTGAAGGCGGTGTTCAATTAGGCGTGTCAACTCGTGGTATGGGAAGTCTGGAACAAAAGAATGGCGTTATGTACGTTAAGGAAGATTTTATTCTTTCTACTGTAGATATCGTTCAAGACCCTAGCGCACCTGACGCTTTCGTTAATGGTATTATGGAAGGTGTAGACTGGGTTTGGAACAACGGCATTTTAGAGCCACAGACTATTGAAGAGATGGAGACTGAAATCAAACAAGCAGATAAAGCACATTCACATGAAGTGCAGATTCGTGAGTTTAAGAATTTCCTCTCGTTAATCAAATCTAAAATATAGGAGTCACTAATGACTGATTTAAATAAAGAAGTCGAAGTAGTACTTCACGATGAAGATATTAACGAAATCGTGGAAGATACTCTCGAAGAAGCACAGGAGCCAAGTACTAAAGGCGGTTCTGTAAGCGCACAACCCGTGAGCGAACCAGAAGCAATCGCGTCTGTAGACAAGGCTGCTAAATCAACTTCTAAAGCATCTTTACCTAAGACAAAAGCTGGTATGTTAAACGCAATGTACAAGACAGCGTCTAAGATGAAGAAATCAGACCTTCAAGCGGCATACTCAAAAGTATGTGAAGCTGCTGGTGTTGACGCAGAAGAAATTTCTGAAGACGTAGACACTAACGCAGAACTTCAAGCAATCATTGAAGGCGAAGCAACTCTATCTGAAGAGTTCAAAGACAAAACTGCTGTAATCTTCGAAGCTGCTGTTAAAAGCAAACTTACTGAAGAAGTAGCACGTCTTGAAGAGAACTACGCAGAAGAGTTATCTGAAGAAGTTGCTACAATAAAAGAAGACTTGGTTGGTAAGGTTGATTCATACCTTAACTACGTTGTTGAGTCTTGGATGGAAGAAAACAAAGTTGCTATCCAGAACGGTTTACGTACTGAGATCGCAGAAAACTTTATGTCTTCAATGAAAGATCTATTCGTAGAGTCTTATGTTGAAGTACCAGAATCTAAGATCGACCTAGTTGACGATTTAGCGGAACAAGTAGCTGAGTTAGAGGAATCTCTAAATACTACTACTGGTGATGCGATCGCGCTTGCTGAAGAACTTGAAACTTACAAGCGTAATACAATTATCGCTGAAGCTTCACGTGACCTAGCAGACACACAAGCTGAGAAATTAAAAGAACTATCTGAAGGTGTAGATTTCGACAACGAAGAAACATTCGCTAAGAAAATCGACACAATCAAAGAATCTTATTTCTCTAAAGAAATCCCAGAACAAGTAGAAGAAATTACTGAAGACCTTGATGAAGAAATCGAAGTATCATCTGTAATGGCACAATACTTGACTGCAATAAAAAAACAATCCAAATAAAGGAAGACTATCATGCAATTCGATAAATTAGTAGAAAAATGGTCACCAGTTCTTAATGAAGAATCTGCTGGTTCAATCAAAGACCATCACCGTAAAGCAGTTACCGCTGCTATCTTAGAAAACCAAGAAAAAGCAATGAACGAACAGCGCGCACAAAACGCTGGTTTCGGTCAACTTGACGAAGTAGCTGGTAACAACACTGGTTCACAGTCAACTTGGGATCCTGTATTAATCTCATTAGTACGTCGCGCAATGCCTAACTTAATGGCATATGACGTTGCTGGTGTTCAGCCTATGTCTGGTCCAACTGGTCTTATCTTCGCAATGAAATCTCGCTATGACGGCGGTGACGTTGCTAACGACGAAGCATTATTCCAAGAAGCAAACTCTGCGTTCTCTGGTCTTGCTGACTCTGACACAGTAGGTAAAGGTATGTCTACTCAAGCTGCTGAAGCATTAGGTAACACTGGTGATTCTTTCGCAGAAATGGGTTTCACAATCGAGAAGTCTACTGTTACTGCTAAATCACGTGCGTTGAAAGCAGAATACAGTTTAGAACTTGCTCAAGATCTTAAAGCAATCCACGGTCTTGACGCGGAAACTGAATTAGCAAACATCTTATCTACTGAGATCCTTGCTGAAATCAACCGTGAAGTTATCCACACAATTAACTCTCAAGCAAAATTAGGTGCTCAAACATCTAACATCGCTGTCCCAGGTGTATTTGATTTATCATCTGACGCTGATGGTCGTTGGTCTGCTGAGAAATTCAAAGGTTTAGTAATTCAATTAGACCGTGAAGCAAACGTAATTGCTAAAGAAACTCGTCGTGGTAAAGGTAACGTTGTTATCTGTTCTTCTGACGTTGCTACTGCTCTTGCTGCTTCAGGTATGTTAGATTACACACCAGCGATGAACACTGGTCTACAAGTTGATGACACTGGTAATACTTTTGCTGGTACATTAAACGGTCGTACTAAAGTTTACATCGACCCGTATGCGTCTTCAGACTATATCACTGTAGGTTATAAAGGTTCTAACCCTTATGACGCTGGTATCTTCTACTGCCCATACGTTCCATTACAAATGGTTAAAGCAGTTGGTGAGAATGACTTCCAACCACGTATCGGGTTTAAAACTCGTTACGGTATGGCGTCTAACCCATTCGTTGGATCTACTCCTGCTGATGGTCTTGCTGTTGCTGGTACAAACCAATACTACCGTAAGTTTGCTGTCGCGAACATTATGGCATAAGAATCCTTAAATAATCTATATCATGAAATTATAATTATAATATGATATTGAAAAAGGATATACTTGGGAGTCTTCGGACTCCCTTTTTTTGTTTTATAAATAAGATTGTATGAAAACGTTTATTCTCTATAACCAAGAAAATCCGAAAAGTGTAACCAACGCAAAGAAATCTCTCAAGTCTTTTGAGAACTTTGAAGGTTGGGAACCTCGTTTATATAATGGAATATGGCATGAACATACTTATGTCGCGAAAGGTCTCTATCAAATAGAAGATAAAGAACGAACTAAGTTTACACCTAAAGATAAACACTATCACGCAAAGTTGGCATGTTTCTTATCACACTTCTCATTGTGGGAAAGGTGTTACGCATTAGGCGAAACGATATCAATCGTAGAACACGATAATATTTGTATAGGTGATTATACCATAGACTATGACTTCGATCAACCTGTTGTCATACAGTTAACTCTAGAGTCTATGATTAATCCTATTAAAGGCGTCGTACCTCATAAGAATAGAAACTATCATAATCAATATGTTATATCTGGTCCAGGAGTCCATAAGATATTCTTTCAACATCCTCATGGTGACGTTTACCTCGCTGGTAATACTGGATATACTATCACACCAAAGGCAGCAAAGATACTCATTGATGACTGTAAACGGAACGGATGGACGCAAAACGATTTACTCATAAACGATAAAATGTTCCCGTTGATGTATACTAGTCCGTCTCCTATAGAGTATCGTAGAGATATGGAACTCAGAAGTTCATCGATAAATTCGATATAAATATTGTCATACTTGGAGATATATAATGTTAACTACGAATAAGAACTTCTTACAACCTACTGGATTTCGCGTTGTCATAAACCGCGAAGAATATCCGAACCTTGAATACTTCGCTCAGTCAGTGAACCATCCAGGCGCATCTGTAAACCCTACAGAAATTAGTATTCCGAGACTATCACAACTTCCTTTACAAGGCGATAAACTCACATACACTGAATTATCCATCAATCTTATTATTGATGAAGATATGGAATCTTATAAAGAGATGCAGAAGTGGATGGAAGAATCCGTCGAAACATTAGATGATATTTCCGCTGATATTACTGTACTCATTCTAACAAGTCATAATAATAAAAACATAGAAATACGTTACAAGAATTGTATACCTACTAATATAGGCGCATTCGAATTAAACTCAACTACAGGCGATACTACATTAATGACGTTCGACGCAACGTTTAGATTCAGTCACTTTGAGATAGTATAATATGAAGATAGTTGAAATCGGGAATGTCGAATTACTTGACATTCTTGACGATATGGTGGATTTATTTCATCATAAGTACACACCTGCCCAAACAAATAACTTGATAGGCGACCCTAACGATAACGCACAGGATTGGGTATCTGACGAATATCGAGATAAAATTATTGCGATGGGTACAGACCATGATGGGTATCCTGAGAACGCTCGTTCATACGCATTAAAACCAGACCATTATAAAGGTAACGATCCACAATATCGCAAAGACTTCATGGAATTCGATGAACGTCTAAAGACCGAACTTGGTATTAATACAAACGCTTTAAGTCAATATTATCCACCTGATGGTTTTATCGGTTGGCATAACAATGCGAATGCGAAGGGTTATAACTTAATCTTTACATGGAGCGAAACTGGTGACGGTTGGTTCAAGTATATTGATGAGAATGGCGAACAAGTTACAGTCAAAGACAAGAAAGGTTGGTCCTGTAAAGCGGGTTACTTCGGTGACTATATAGATGACCAAGTATGTTATCACGCAGCATGGACAGGTTGTTGGCGTATGACACACTCCTTTGTCGTCTCAAACGATAAGGACTTTTGGTTAGATTGTATTGAACATATTGAAGGTGAATGATGATTAATTTAGAGAATGTATTAAAAGAATGGCAAGATGATTGCGAAATACCGCAACACCAATTAGACGAAGTATCGCGTCAAACACCAAGTTTACACGCAAAATATTTACAGTACCTAACACTCGCTAAACTACAGAAGAAACGTGCTGAGACTCAACAACACACGTTATTAAAACAAAAGTGGTTATATTATCAAGGTAAGATGGATCCACGTGAGATTGCTGACCTTGGTTGGGAACAAGACCCATTTAACGGACTGAAGATTCTCAAAGGTGATATGGACTATTATTATAACTCTGACCCTGAGATACAGGCATCTGAAGAGAAATTAGAGTACAATAAAGTTCTTATAAGTACACTAACTGACATTGTTGATACGTTGAAATGGCGTCATCAAACAATTAAGAATATGATTGACTGGCGTAAATTCGAAGCAGGTAATTAATGACACAGGTTATCCAAGACAAAATTAGAATCAGGATGAAAGACCATAGTTACTTTATGGTCGAATGTCATCCAGCGCAAGAAGTAGAACTTAGAGAATACTTCTCATTCTTCGTTCCTGGATATAAGTTCATGCCCGCTTTCAAACGCAAGGTTTGGGACGGTAAGGTCAAACTATATAACACCGTAACAAAACAAATGAACGTTGGTCTGTACTCACACTTACGTCGTTTCTGCGCAGACCGTTTTTATCAACTAGAAATATTGGAGCATCCTGAATAT